TCAAGATATAAAAGACATTCCATTTTTTGCTCATCGTTGCACTTCTATTGGTGAGCGTAATGGTGAAGAATATTATGGTGTTGACTATATGCGTTTTGTTTCTGTGCTTACAGCGGCAATACAGGAACAACAAGCCCTCATCCAATCCTTGACAACCCGACTCACAGCACTGGAGAACAAATGATTACTATTAAATGGACTATAGAACAACTGCAATGTATGCCCCAAGCAGAGGGACAAACAAATGTAGTTACCACTATTCACTGGAGAGCGACAGGCACAGATGGTAACCACACTGCTACTAACTATGGCACTTGCGGTGTTACCTACAAGTCTGGTGATGCTTTCACCGCATTCTCTACACTTACTGAAGAGCAAGTGTGTGAGTGGGTGTGGGCTAACGGTGTAGATAAAGCTAATGTGGAAGCAGGTATTAACCAACAAATTGCACTGTTGATTAACCCACCCATCATCACACCAACCCTACCTTGGAATGCAACATGAGTGTAAACGCACCCTTTTGCCCGTCAGGTAACACCACCACCTTTACGGCAGTCATCACAACACCGCCTACACCTGTGCAAGCAGTGTCAACCACGCTTGGTGGCAACCAATACCGCATACTGAACGCTGGTACTGTTACTGTCTTTCTAGGTATTGGCAAAGATGCCGCTGGCGCTACTGCTAATGCCGCTGTAGTTACAGCTAATGCCGCATCTATTCCAATCTTGGCAGGCACAGATGAGATATTGACGTTTGTTCCTAACGCTTACTTCACAGGTATCACAGGCTCAAGTTCTGCTGTTGTGTACATAACCCCAGGTGATGGGTCGTAGCCATGTTAAAGACAGTTAGTTCAATCACCAACGCTATAGGTGCTCTTAATTACAAGGGCACTTGGAATGCTGCGACCAACAATCCTACGTTGACATCAGGTGTTGGTACTAAGGGTGATTACTATGTTGTCTCTGTAGCTGGTAGCACAAACTTAGATGGCACTACCTTGTGGGGTGTCGGAGACATGGCTATCTTTAACGGTAGCACTTGGCAAAAGGCTGATGGTGGAGATACAAGCCTAGTTACAAGCCTTACTGTTACTGGTTTGACTGGTTACATGTATGCCAACAATACGACGCCTGTAACTGCCTCTACAACCATTCCTGTAGCCAACATAACAGGTGCAGTACCCAACACGGTTAACGTGATTGCTGGTACAGGTCTGTCTGGTGGTGGTGCGCTCACAGGAAACGTAACCCTCAACCTTGCAAATACTGCTGTTGCTCCCGCTACCTACGGTAATGCAACTGCTGTTTCTAGCTTTACTGTAGACCAACAAGGGCGTATTACCAACGCAGGTAATGTGACCATAGCTATAGGTAACAGCAACCTACAGAATTCAAATGTAGTGTTAGGTAACACTACCCTGACACTGGGTAGCACTGTCTCTGCGGTAGGTAACTTGTCTTTGAACAATGTCACTATCAACAGTGTTGCCGCTACTTTTCCCAACAACTACTTGACAAACAGCACTGTCATCATTGGCAATACAACTATTGCTCTAGGTGGAACTACAGCCAATTTAGGCAACGTCACTATCTCGAACGTCACCATTATTGGTGGAACAACAAACGCAAGTGTGTTTAATTTCACAGGAAACACAACTGCAACCGCAACGTATGGCACAGCAAGTTTGCCTCTGCAACCTGCTGGATTCATGCAAGTCAACTTTAACGGGACAGTAGTAAAAGTACCCTACTACGCTGTCTAACATGGATAACCAACAAATCTTCAACATCGTAGTCAGCATTGCTGGCTTTCTTGCTGTGTATGTCTTTAACAGCACAACAAAACAGATTCAACGTCTGGAGGACAAGTTAAATGAACTTCCTAAAGAGTATGTGGCAAAAGATGATTACCGCTCTGACATCACTGAAATCAAAAGTATCCTCAAACAAATCTTCGACAAGCTAGATAACAAGGCTGACAAATGAATATGGAGGCACTCTCTTACGTCAAGTTCGGAGACAAGGACGGACTGGGAGAGTTTTTGTTTGAAAATGGTGTACAGCACCAAACTTTCTACAACATCTTGGGTGACCAAGGTATTGCTATACAGAAGTACCCGTTAACAGATGCTGACACAAACAACCTTGATGACTGGCTTTTTGTGCATAACCAAGAGCATGTAGCACTTGCTAACTTGCTAGGACTAGACAATCCTTTTCAGTTGCTTGATAGTGACTGGAATGTGGAAGATGACTTCTATGATTGGATAGGTGTTCATCAAACAATTCACGAACAAATAGCTGCGGCTTTAGGAGTCTGACATGGCAATGACCAGAGAAGAAATGCAAAGATTGGCCTCATATGGGCGTGATGGCGACACCATGTTGGCGCATATCAACCCACAAGAAGCAGCATTGTTGAAAGCAAATGGCGGGTCAGGGACTATTAATCCTAATACTGGACTGCCTGAGTTTAAGTGGAGTATTAAAAATATTACTGGTGGAGCGCAAGCGGCAGTAAGTAATCCAGTTGCGGCAGTAAAACAAACAGTGGTTGACCCTGTCGTTCAGCCTATACAAAAAGCCGCAGGGCAGGTCACAAGCAATCTTTCTAATTTGCCAGGTTCAATTGCAAACACTGTTCAGCAAGTTGCCGCTCCTGCTTTAAGTTTTGGTGAGAGAGCCGCCCAAGCTACAAGCAACATTTTTAATCGTGTAGCTGCCCCCATAGTTGCGCCTGTAGAAAAAGCAGTTTCACAAGTATCTAGCAACCTTGCTAACTTACCTGGCTCTGTAGAAAACACAGTCAAGCAAGTAGCGGCTAATCCTATTACGCAAGTGGCTTTAGCGGTTTACATGCCAACTATTGCGGCTTCTTTAGGCCCTTATTTAACGGCAATACCTGCCGCTTATCAAACTGCCGTTGCTGGCGCTCTTGCCTCTACTGCATTGCAAACAGCGCAAGGTGTGCCTTTTGAAACTGCTTTAAAGAACGCAACTGTTAATGCTGTGACAAGTACAGGTGCACCACAGGTTGCAGATTACATGTTGCCTTATGTTGGCTCTACACAAGTTGCAGATGCGCTTACGTCTATAGGTGCATCAGCGGCAAAGACTGCCGCTATGGGTGGTACTAAAGACGATATTGAAAAGAATATGGTTGCCGCTCTTACAGGGTCAGGTTTAACTTCTGCTTTACAGGCGGCAGATGTAAGCCGTGACACAAGCCGTTTAGCGGGTGCTGCGGCTGGAGGTGCTGTTGTTGGTGGTACTACAGGTGCTGTTGGCGGTCTTGCTAGTGAATATGGCGCACAAAAGGCAGCGGCAGATGCGGCTCTTGAGAGAGCAAAATCAGGCATAGCTTCTGCGGACACAGGAACAGTATCTGATACTGGTCAACAATTAGGTGACGTTACTGTCACCGCTAAACGTGACCCAACGCTAGATACTTCTATAATTTCTCCAAATGTTTCCGTATCAGGTAAAAAAGGCACGACACCTTCTCTTTCAACAGTAACGGTTACAGGAACAAAAGAACCCACAACCGTACAAGATACAGACATTACGTTGCCTGAAACAACAGTTACAGGTACACAAGAAACACAACCTACAGATGCCTCTGCCAAAGAAGCTAAACCCCCAGTAGATGCACAAGGTAGGTATGACCCCAGTTTGTTCATCTATGGTGGAAAATCACCTTCTACTCTAGGCTCTACTCTTAAGACACAAGCCCCGTTTTACCCACTTGCGGGTACTACAGGTGGTTTAACATCTACCCGTGGAGCGGGTGAACTTGAGAGTAAAGAGACAGGAAAACCCCGTAAGAATGTGTGGAACGAGGAGTCCTTGCGACTCAAAGATGCTTTAGGAGTATGAGATGGCAACGCTAAAAAAGATGACCCGCATGGGCGCAGATGTGCGCCAAATAGCCCGACTGTTGCAAGCAAAAGCACCAGAAGGACACATGCTTGCCTACATTACTCCTGAAGAAGCACAGATACTTAAAAGCCAAGGCGGTAGCGGTAAACCCCATGCTGACACTGGTGTACCTTCTTTTGCTCCTGATTTTGACTACGCTCCCGAACCTGTAACACCAGCGCCAGAGTCCTTTTCTTATCCTTCAGGAGTTTTTGCGCCTCAACCAGCAACTGAAGTTGCCCCTGCTACTGCTCCTGAATCAGTATCTTACCCATCAGGCGCATTTGCACAACCCGCACAAGCCCCCGCAGCAACAGAAACGCCTTACATGCCTACTGGCGCTTTTGCTGCTGGTGCTTACGCCCCTCCTGAGGGGGGTGCAGGACTGGGATATACGCCCTACACCATAGACACTTCCAAGCCTGCGGAAGAAAAAGGCATCATGCAACGCCTGACCGAGGCTACAGGCATAAAAGAAGACCCCCTAGCTAGACTGGGATTAGGCGGTTTGCAAGCTGTACTTGGCGCAAGAACAGCCCGTAAAGCCGCAGAGCAAGGCAGACAAGGCAAAGCTGAGATGCAAGCTATGGCACAGCCTTACCAAGCTAAAGGTGCAGAACTCCAACGTGCAGCACAAGCAGGTGAACTCACACCTCAGTCACAACAAGCCTTGCAAGCGGTACAGGCACAAACAGCACAACAAGCTACCGCAAGAGGTGGTGTAGGCACTATGCAGTCACAGGCACAGGTGGAGGCATTCCGTCAACAATTGCTTGCCCAACAATATGACTACGGCTTGAAACTCTCAGGTATTGGTGACCAGATTGCTCTTGGTGCTATTAAAGCAGGTTTACAAGCTGACCAATTTGCAAATGAATTGACATCTAATTACTACAACAACATTATTAGAACTTTGTTACCTCAACCTGCACAGCAAGTAATGGGAGTTAAATAATGGCTGAAGTAGTATCACAAACACCTGACGGCACTGTCAAAAACATGGTGGGGGCAACTTCTCCTACTTTGTCTTTGGGCGAGATGATGGCTCAACGCACTGCTGCGCTTAAACCTTACAAAGAAGAAGTAGAGGCAAAAGCCAAAAAAGCTAGTGAATTTGAAGCTGAAAAAGGCATGTTTGAGCAACAACAAAAAATGAGACAAGCGGGTGAGAAGTACGCCGCTTTGACTGCCGCACAACAAAAGGCAGAAGCAGCATACGAGCCTGTAGAGAGCTTAGAACAAGACATGCTTAATGCCACATTTGTGCCCACACAAGAGTCTGCTAAAGATTTAGCCGCTTTGTATGGTCTTATAGGCGTTGTTGGATGGGCTATTGGTTCTGGTGGCAAGGGCAACGCTATGCGAGCCATGTCTGCACAGAACGGCATGTTAGAAGGCTACCAAAAAGGTAGGGCTGACCTGTACAAAAAAGAGAAAGACTTGTTTGAAACCAACATCAAAGCCTTGCGAGAGAAAGCTAAAGTTGTTTCTGAAAAAGCAAGACGTGTTGCTGAACTTGCCGCCAAAGACCCACAGGCTGCCGCTGAATTAAGCACATACATATCTGCCCAAGAAGGCGCTGAGTTTTATAAAATTAACGCAGAGAAGTTTGGTTATGCAAAAGCTGCTAAAGACGCAGAAGAAACATACAAAGCAGCCGACAAGATTTATGCAGAGATTGTCAAAGAGCATTTGCGTGCTGCCCAACGCACTGGAAAACCTATACCCATGACAGGTTCAGATGGCAATACTTATCAACTTTTCCCTGATGGCAGTGTTAAAAAAGCAGAAACACCTGAAGGCGTAAAATTGACAAGACCAACTGTTGAGAAAGTACCAAAAGTATCTACAGGTAAACCTGCAAAAGAAAAGGCAACACAAACATCAGCGTTATTAGCGGGTAGAGCAGAGAACATCCGTGAAGCATTTGTTCAGGCCGCAACTGATATTGTCAACATAACCAAGTTTCCACCAAATACCATGTTGGGAATATTCTCAGGTTTGACTGGTGCTTCTGCTGATGGAATGGTAAGTGGAATAAGAAATGCCATAGCAAGAGGTGTAACCGATAAAGAGCAAAGAATGCTTGAGGCTTTGCTTTCTGGTATTGAAGGAAACATGGCATTTGCTCTAGGTGGAGGTTATGCAACCTCACAATCAAAAGCCAGAATGGAACAGTACAAATCACAGATTGCAAGGTCAGGAGATGACCCCGCACAAGTGCCTTTGATGCTTGCTCGTTTCCGTCAAGAAATGAATATTCTTGCAGACAATTTCCCAAGCAAGCCTGGCGCAACACCTGAGATGAGTTCTGCTGTGCAAAAAGCTAATGACTTAATCAACAAAGCAGTGCCGTTTACCGTTGATGATGTATTAAACGCAGAACTTGGCGAAAGAAAATCATCTTCTCCAACACCAAAACCGAAAGGTTCTGGCACAAAAGAAGACCCTATTAAACTTGATTGAGGTTAATCATGCCTGTCTACGAATATCAAGGTAAACATTACGATTTGTCAACGACTGACCCTGCTGAGGCCAAGTCAAAAATTATGTCGCACCTTGGCATAACAGACAAGCCACAAACAAAAGACACTGATTTAACTGGCCTAGTTAAGGGTTCTGAAGAAAAACTAAAGGCAAGTCCTCTTGGTCGTATGCAAGAGACTTTCCAACCTGTAAAAGCTATAACTGAAGAAGGAATAATTCCACAGTTATATCAAGCAGGCAAAAGAATGGTCACAGGTGAAAAGCCACCAAAAGCAGAAGAGCCAATTGAAAAACCCGAAACATTTGGTCAAACATTTGGCAAGATTGTCGATTTTGCAAAGAAAGACCCAGGTGCATTTGCAGGTGCTGTTGCCAATGCTGTTGCAGCAGACCCTGAGTTTTTATTTATGCCTGAATTTATGATGCCAAGGGTAGTTTCTGCGCTTGGAAAGACAGGAAAAGTTTTTGATGCCGCAACACAAGCATCTGCTATGGCGGCTGGACAGAGTGCTGCTCGTCAATTGAATGAGCGTGGCAAGATAGATATGGATGTCTTGCGTCAAGACGTTAAGACTGCGGCAACATTAGGTGCTGGAGGTAGGGTTGCTGGAGAAGTTGGCAGAGCCACTTTTCCTGGCGTAACTTCTTTGCCAGAAGCAACAAAAAGAATGGTAGTAAAAGCCAAACAACAAGGTTACACCATACCCGCAAGAGAACTGTCTCCACTTGCAGATGTGATTGACAAGTTTTACAAAACCCCTTTGCGGGAAAGAAACACAGAAAAGTTTGTACAACAAATTACTGAGCCAACAGGCACTACTGTTAAGCAAGTCAATCCAACAACATTGCCCCGTATTGGTGACAACTTGTCCAACGAGGTCAAGGGCATACTTGCCAACGAACAAGTGTTAGTCCCAAGCACCTATTTGGACAAACTGAAACAATTTGTTACTCCGCAAAAAGGTAGCGTTGACAATGCTCTTGCCGCTATTGAATATGACTTGCCTATTTCTGGCAAATCTTGGCATGACATTCGTCAAGTATTAAACAAACAAGCAAATGCCTATGCAAAAAGCGGCAACACTGTGACTGCACAAGATGTGTTCCGAGTCATAGATGATTGGGATGCGTATGCGGAAAAAGGTTTAACAAAACAAGCAAAAGCAGATTTTGATGTTTGGCGCAACAAATACACTGCTTACAAAGATATTTATGAATCTGTTTTACGGAATGAAACAACTTTTGAAAGGTATCTCAAAGGTCAATTAAATCCAAAAGATTTGATGTCATCTATCATTGCTCGAAGAGAAGGCGAAGCCATTAAACCTTTCAGCGGCAGACCTCAAACACGTGCGGCAGCTTTGGGTTCAGGATTGGATTTGCTTGGTTATAAAGAACCAGTACCTTATGACTTGTTGACAACAGTTCCAAAACTCACAGGTGGCTTGGCGGCAAAACCTGCACAAGCATTGTTGTATAGCAAGCCTGGTCAAGAGTTGTTATATAGAGGCTTAGGTCAAACTAGGTTAGCTCCCTACATTGGCCCCGTAGCAGAGAAAGTTGCAAAACCAAAGGAGTAAATCATGAAAAAAGAATCAACAGAACAGCGTTTAGCAAGAGAAGGTGGCGAGAACGAGGTGAGAGCGTCTGAAGACTACAACCGCCAGATGGCACAGCGCAAGCAATCTAAAGGTGATGTCAAGCCTGCCAAACGTGCTGTTGGACGCAAACTGTCCAAATGAGCAAGAAGAAAGACAAGGGTATCAACCCAGAGTTAGACAAGTTCATATCCAACTTGATGGCTCAGGTGATGAATGACCCAGAAGCATCTGTGACCGACAAGGTAAAAGTCCTTGACCGTGCCCTGAAGCTAGAAGCCCTGAAGCTAAAAGATGCTGACGAGGGTTGGGGTGCAGGGTTTATGGATGTAGAGGATGATGAGGATAAGTGATAATATGATTATTCATCTACTTGAAGGAGAATCATATGGACGCAACCGTCATCATTCGTCTAGCGTTAGAGGTCATCTCAAACCGCTTAATTACCATACTTGCTCTGCTCACCTCATGTGGTCTGGCTTGTTGGGTGATGTGGGGGCCAGAGTGGGAGAGGGTGACAACACTTGCAATTTATGTCATATTCAGTCACCTAACGGTGAGAACCAAGGAGAAAAGTAATGCTCAATCACAAGCCTCTAATTCCGAGTAAGCGTAGTCATCAACGTGACCACGACTTAAATCAGCAGACTTCTACTGCTGTGCGTCCTCCCATTCCACGGGATGCGACATCACACATGCAGAGATGGCAACCAGGCGAGTTACCCAAGGGTGGCTATCGTGCTGTGTTTGACTTCTCTGGCACACCGTCTTATGACACCAAGCATTCGCCTACAGAGGGTGGCGGCAAGAAGGTGTACTGATGGCTAATAACATTGCTTTTACCCCGATGGGTAAGATTTACAAGCTGAATGCTGCAACCACTATTCAGCAAATTACCATGTACTCTGACAGTCCGTCCAACCAGTACATGATTGTGAACCATGAGAATGCCAACAGTGGCTTGCCTGTGTACGTGCGTATTTCTACCAGTGCCACTGCCAACGTAGCCATTCCGACAAACGGAACTCCTCAGTACGCTGTTGTTGTTCCACAAGATACCCGCATGGTTATCTCTGGCCCCCAAGTGACAAACACAGCCCCCGTGTACGTTACCTTTGTGTCGGAAACAGGCACTCCTGAAGCCTACATCGTCCCTGGTGAGGGTCTGTAAATTGACCCGTTCACCCTTGCTCTAGGCGCTATTGCGGCGATAAAGCAAGGGGTAGCCCTTTACAAAGACATCAAGCAAACTGGTGGGGAACTGCACAAGATAACCAAGGAAATATCTGGTTACATAGGTCAGTTCTTTGAGGCGCATGAAGAGGTCAAGAAGGATGCGGAGGAGCAAAAGCGTAATCCTCCCAAGAATAAATCCTTAAAAGCACAAGCCCTAGAAAACGTCTTTAACCAAATAGAGTTAGAGCGTCAAGCTGTTGAACTTCGTGAGTTTCTTATTTATCATGTAGACCCTGCCTTGGGTGCGGTGTGGACAAGGTTTGAGGAAGAATATGCAAAGTTGAGGGAGCAAGAAGAGCAAGCTAGGCTAGAGCAAGAGGCCAAGGACAGGAGAGCGTTGTGGCAACGAAAGCAAATGCTAAACAATCTTCAAGACAAGGCGCTAATAATCGGGGCAGTAATGATAGTTACTATATACCTCCACCTCCTGTTCCTAGCCCTGCGCCAAATGAGGATAGCCAAGTGGGGTTCTTAATAGCTTTTCTGAGCATGGTGGTGGTGTTTGGCTTGCTTTTGCCTATCATGGGATTGATGTATCTTGACATCCTTGAGGCTAAGAAGGAAACTAAACAGCAACAGGAACAAGTCCAGCGCCTGATAAACCAAGTCAAAAGGGAAAGGGAAGACAAGTGATACCCATAATTGCATCCTTGCTAGGTACTCTTGCCGAGAACGGCTTGGGCCTACTCTCTTCTGCCATCCAAGCTAAAGGCAAGGAAGTGGTGGAGAACACCCTTGGTGTGAAAATACCAGACGCACCTACTTCTGAAGACGTAGCTAAGCTACGCCAACTTCAGTTTGACCATGAAGAGAAGTTGCTGGCGCTTGGTATAGAGAAAGCCAAGATGGAACTGGCTGAACTGCAACTGTTTGCAGATGCCGCCAAGAATGAAGACAACAACGTGTCTGACCGCTGGAAAGCGGATATGGCATCTGACTCTTGGCTGTCCAAGAATATCCGTCCTATGTCCCTTATAGCCATCTTTCTAGGCTACTTTCTGTTTGCCATGATGTCTGCCTTTGGGTACAACGCAAATGAGTCCTACGTTACCTTGTTGGGTAACTGGGGAATGCTCATCATGGGTGCGTATTTCGGTGGCAGAACAGTTGAAAAACTTGCAGAAATGAGGAAGAAATGAGCCTCAACACTGAACAAGCCGCATTCTTGCTAGACATGTGTAAGTTGATTACTTACGCTACAGAACAGGGTTTTGTCGTTACAGGTGGGGAACTTGCCCGTACACCTGAACAACAGGCTATTTATTTCAAGACAGGTCGGTCTAAGACCATGAACAGCATTCACTTGAAACGCTGTGCCATAGACTTGAACTTCTTTAAAGCTGGTCAGATAATTTGGAGCAAGGACATCATTGCCCCACTGGGTGCGTACTGGGAGTCTTTGCATCCCAAGAACAGGTGGGGTGGCAACTTCTCTAATCTTGTTGACTGTCCCCATTTTGAGAGGAATGTAGGATGAGAAAGAAGTCACCTAATCTGTCTGTAGGCAGAGGCGAGAAGTTGTCTGTCAAAAAGGGTGGAGGGTTGACTGCCAAGGGTAGGGCAAAGACAAACAGGGCAACAGGTAGCAACCTGAAAGCACCTACAAAGTCTGGGCCACGACATAAGTCCTTCTGTGCAAGGTCAAAATCTTGGACGGGAGAAAGAGGGAAAGCAGCAAGAAAGAGATGGGGTTGCAGATAATGGCATTCACACCTAAAGCAAAACGTGGCTTGTACTACAACATAAACAAGCGTAGAGCAGCGGGACTACCCGCTAAGAAGCGTGGACAGAAAGGTTATCCAACAAAGGAAGCCTTTCGCCGTTCTGCCCAGACTGCTAAACGCTGACCTTTTCTAACTCAGCTATCAGGTGAGGGCCGTGGTAGCGCATGTTGTTGATGTGAAATTTGCCCTTAAACCCGTACATCTTTGCCCAAGTCTTCTCGTCATCAAAATACTCTGCAAATGTTAGAGGTGTGATGATGTTGACATGTGTAGGGTCTTGGAAAGCGGGAGCATGTGGGAATGCGGGAGTAGAGGATAAGAACTTACCCCCAACCCGCATGACCCGCCATATCTCTGACATCAGTTCCACAAAAGGGTATCTGCGCTGCGGGACATACAAGAGGCGTGGAATGTGCTCTAGAAAGTCGTATGCGGTCACATAGTCAAACAAGTTGTCCTTGTAGGGGATAGGCTCTATAGCCAGGTCAGCGTCCCCAATATCGAGTCCTACGACCTTATTAGCTTGGTAAGGGTTGCGGATGGTATCTCCGCACCCAAGGTCAAGAGAGATGGTCATGGAGCGGGTATCAAGCCACCTTCAAACAGGTAGCTTCCAAAATGCCCTAAAACCACCCACGGAGCAGCGTAAATCTTGTAGCCATGCCTACGTGCTTCCTGACAGAAATAGTAGTCCTCAGACAGCAAGCGTCCTACACCTTCTTCGATAGCACAGGCAAAGAACTCCACAATCTTGTCTTGCTTGATTTCACCTGACAGGAAGGTAACGTCATTGATATAGCTTGCCATCTTGGTTGACAGGTCTTCCAAGCACTCACGTTTAATAAGCATGAACCCTGTACCGCCATTAAATATTTCCACAGGCTCATTTGCTGGTACTGTGACTGTGCCTTGATAGTCTTTAAGGTTAACCACCAAGCTACCTGTACGGGTCTTTAGCTTGTCAACCTCTACACCTTCTTTGACAGCCTTCTCTACCTCATGCCAGTTGATTTCTTTCTTGGGGTAGATACCGCAGATGATGTCCTTGTCTGCTTCAATCATAGGGATGATGTCAGCAGGATTCCATCTTATGTCTGCATCAATAAACATTAAATGCGTGGCTTCCTTCTTGTTGAGAAAGCCATGTGCAAGAGCGTTACGCCCACGCTGAATGAGAGACTCGTTAAACATGCAAGAGAAGGACATGTCTATGTCGTTGGCTCGCATCACAGCGGTGGTGTTGACCAGTGACTGACAGTAGTAGCCAGTGGTCATGCCGCCATACATAGGGGTGGCGATGAAGATGTGAGCCTTACTCATTGCTTGACACCTTGGTCTGTAGTCATGATGGCTTGTGCGTCTTCAAAGCCTGCTTGGTAGGCGATGTTCCACAGTTGTTGCAGAGACATGTTTATCAAGTTAACAGAGTAACTGATACTGTTGTTGGCCTTGGCAAGAGAGTCTTGGCTCATCTGAATTTGTTGTGGTTGTGTCATGATATATCTTCAATCCTTAAAACATATTTGTTGGTCTTTGCTGACTTGCGCCAGCCGTGTACTTCAATCCTGATTCCTGAGTCCCTGACAAGAGCAAGCGTGTCAGAGGCCATAATCTTTTTTATGCGGTCACTGACAGCAGAAGCGGTAACTTGCACTGCCAGCACCTCACCCTTCCTGATAGCTAGAAGGTCTGCCCACCCCCACAGGTCTTTTCGTTGTTTGGTGAAGCTGTTCCACTTCTCAACTACTTCAACGTGGTAACCCAACTCACGCAAGTGAGCCAAGCTACGCTGTGTGGGTGATACCTTTGTTGCCATCAGAACGGTACGTCTTCATCATTTTTGTAGGTCTTGCGAGCATAGTTAGGAGTTACCTCTTTGTCTGCTCGTTCTTCCTCACGTTTCTTCTTAGACCAGTTATCTTCTTTCAAAGCTAACAGGCTATTCCCTCGGCTTGTTGGCTTTTGCCATGCGGCAATCTTCAACTTCTCACCTGCTTTGTAGTCACATTCAAGGACGATAAAGCCTTTGAAGTCAGGCCCTTTTGGGGACTTTCTCATCTCTTCATCTTCCCAATACATGACACCACTGCCAGGCATTTCTTTGTGTGCATTGTTTGTCGCCATACTATTCCTTTCGTGTGTATGTGTACTTGGCGTACTTCTTCCCATTTTCGCTAACCATGCTTGTAAAGATGTTGTGTCCATCTCTCCTAAGAGATTCGATATGTGCTGCAAGTCGGAAGCTCCCAAACATGTTTAAAGCGTCTCTTGGTGTCAAACTACCACCGTTTTGAAGGTGGGTCAAAATACTCATTCGCTGAGTCCCGAATCTGCTGGTGACTGGGACTTGTCGGGCTTTGGGCTGACTGTTCCTCCAGCTTGGACGATGGTGGCTTTGAGTTTGACTCTGTGTTCTGTTCCAAATCCTTCTGTGACGGGCTTGTTGGACTGCGAGAGTCGTTCAAGTTTGTCTGTCTTTTCCTCCACAGAGAACTTCGCTGACGAAATAATGCGGGAAACCATGTCGGCATATCCTGTTATCCAATCTTCAGGTGTTGCGTAGCGTTTATACGGTTGGTCTGTGCCAGGTACAAAGAGCGCAAACGCGCCTTCCTCCTCAACCTCTTCAAGTGCAACCTCATGTATGTCTTCCACCCGCTCGACATTGCCCATGTGCTTAACCGTTTGTTGTGGTGCAAAGTCTTGTACCTCTTCAGGGGTATAGACTCCAACCACGCACCCTGGGAATACAGCTCGTATTCCTTCACTAATGACTCTCGCACGTAGCATCGCTCTTGGATAGTTCTTCCAGTTATCTTTGTTGGCGATGCCAATGGACTTCGCTTGTGCAAGAGTCCACGTGACTTCAAGAGAGCCTCCTTGCGAATGCGTGAATAGACCCGTAACGGCATCATTGGTGTACTCCTTCCATGTAACAGAACCTCCCGCTTGTTGGAAGCGAGCAAGCATAGCGTCTGCTTTGAGGGCAGGGCGACCTTGGATTAGATGATAATCACGAGCGGCAATAGCTGGATGCAATCCCTCGGCTTGGCACAACAGCATCAGTGCTATTGCTTGGTCTTTGTTGTTAATTCCAAATAACTTGGATGCGGCAATAGATGTTGCCATCTGTTCAATTTCATTGAATGGGACTAGATTGGACACGGCCTATTCCTTTACTAAGGTTGTACATAGTTATATTGCGGCGTGATGCCTCAATTTGTGATGGCTTCATCTTTGTGATGCCAGTTGAGAAAGCGTGAATCTTGTTTTCTTTTGGTGTTACCCATTCCAAGTTATTAACGCAGTTGTTTATTTTGTTCCCGTCTTTGTGATTGACATGAGGTTTGTCAGACGCAACGAGAAACGCTTGAGCAACCAAGCGATGTACCTTCAGCTTTGTTAACTTGCCATCTTTAAACAAGCCAACATAAGCGTAGCCACATCGGTCAATAGCTTCTTTGAGCCATCTTCCTTGGCTGCGAGACTTCTTTGGGTAAGCCCAAACAAATCCATCTTGTGTGACTGCGTACAGTCCTTCATATCCAACAATGTCTTTCATTCAGAAACTTCCTTTCTTGCTTTCATCATTGCGTCTGCTAATTCATAAGCCTGTGCTGATATCTCTGAAAATAAACAATCGTTGTCAATTAACGCTTGCATAGCTTTTGCTGCAAAGTAGTCCCGCAAATCCATACCTTCTGATATGGTTGTTTGACCACTTGTAGGGTGTTTGTGCATGTAGGGATAGGCTTTCATGCTTCTTCCTTTCTAGGGCGACCAGGCTTCTTCCTAGCAGTACCATCAATGTTTACCCCGAAAGGGTAAGTCTTGAGGGTGTCTGCGAATGAACGGATTAACTTGCCGTGAGCATTGAGGATGTTGGAGAGACTTTCTACCTTGTTCTCCAACTCTGCTATACGTTTACTTTCTGATTTAAAAAACATGTGAACCTCACTTTATTAAAAATCTACGTGAACCTGGCATCTCTCTGACAAACTGACCATAAATGTCAGGCATGGCAGACTGAAACAGCTTGCTGTCAAACTTCAAGCTAGGCTTGGCATTCTTCCAAGTGGCAAGGACTTGTCCTTCTATGTTGGACAGCACAGAGGCATCCCCCATATAGCCAGCTACCAATGTCTGTAGTTGCTCTTCCTGAGCCTCTAGAGCCTTGATATTGGCCTTGACCTGAGCTAGGGCTAGGCAAGCCTGTTCAACGCTTGCAGAGGCTGTTTTAAGGCTTCCTACGGCCTCCTGTGGGTACAGCAGTTTGACTTGTTCTAGGTCTTCGGGGGGAAGAGTTGTGCCTGCTTGGGCGTGTCCCCACACGACTGCCATTTGTTTGATAAGGTCATCTTTTTGTTCTTCCGTGATAATAAATGGAATAAGTAGGAATTCCTGTCCACCGAATAGAACGGCGAGATAAACCATATCGACACCGTAGACAGCAGCTTCGTGTACCAG